AGGAGAGCCAAGGATGGCTACAGAAGAGAGAGATTACGAGGCGGAAGCCAAGGAACAGGGATGGAAGCCCCAAGAGGAATTCCAGGGGCCTGAGGATAAATGGACCGATGCCAAAACCTTTGTTGAAAGGGGCGATAAGATCGCTGGCATTTTGAAGTCAAGGCTGAAGCGGCAAGAAGCCGAAATCCAGCAGCTCCAGAGATCAACGAAGGAATTCAAGGACTATCAAAAGACTTTATTGGATAAGGAGAAAGCGCGCAACGCGCAGCTCCTTTCTGAGCTGGAGGCCAAGCGCGCGGCAGCAATTACTGATGCTGACGGCGCGGAGTTTACCAGATTAGACAGGGAAATTGCAGGACTAAGGCGAGACCGGGAAGAACCCCAACAGGCTAACGGGGCTGACTTAGACCCCTTGGCGCAGGCATGGCTGCTTAATAATGAATGGTACAACACCAATCAGAAGCTCCAGACCTATGCTGATGGTTTAGCCGAACAGATAGTAAATCAGGGTTATTCTGGTCCAGCCTATTACACGGAATTATCCAGAAGGGTTAAAGAACAGTTCCCGGAGGAATTCCGTAACAAAAGACAGGCACAGCCCAATACTGTTGAGGCAGGTGGTGAATTAGATACGAAAAATGTAAAAGCCCATACCTACGATAATCTTCCCCCGGATGCCAAAGCTGCTTGCGACAGATTTGTTAATAGCGGTTTTACCACCAAGGAAGAATACGTAGCTACTTATGATTGGGACGAATAGGAGGCCAAGGAATGGCTAATGTAAGAAAGCAAGAACAGAAGAAAGGGAAAATAGCGAGAGTTCCGTTTGGCGGCGCTAAGTATAAGCTTCAGTTATCTGATGCAGATAACAAGGAATTTAAGCGCAGGGGGATGGTCCCCCGGTGGTTTAATGACCAGGATGGCCGTATACAGCGCGCACTGGCCGGAGGCTATAAGTTTGTCAAGCCCGAACATGCAATGTCACTGGGAAGTGGCGCAATACACGAGGGCAATTCAGACGAAGGCACAAGAGTTAGCAAAATCGTCACTAAGGGCGAACCTGTTATTCGTGCATTCCTTATGGAAATAAGCAAGAAATTTTATGACGAAGACCAGGCCCTTAAGGAAGAGCGTAATCGACAAGTCGATAAGGCTCTGAATATTGGCGAAGGTGGAACGGCTGAACATCAATATGGCTCAGGTGTGACTTTTTCACATTAACCCGTTAAGTCGGGCATTGGCCCGATTTCAGTTTGTTCTGTTCTATTAATATTTCAAAAGGAATTGAAATATGGCTAATGCAGATGCAGCATTTGGTTTCAGGCCAGTTAACGCAGACGGGGGTCCATTTACAGGACAGACCCGTAAATGCGTTATCGTGGCAACCGGAACCGCAACTGCTGTTTATGTTGGCGACTGCGTAAAGATGGATACCGCAGCGGCTGAAACCGGGGGCTATCAAGCAGTTGATATCGCCACTGGCGGAGACCCTGTTTATGGTGTCGTAACATCTTTCGATGCAGATCCTGATGCACTGAGCGATCAATATCGCAAAGCATCAACAAAAAGGACCTGCAATGTAGTGCTTGCAGATAGAGGTTATTTTGCAGTTCAGTCTGATGCGAATCCCGGTTTGGCAGGAGTTGGTTTAAACGCCGCTTTTGTTTCTACCGCTGGTTCAACCGTCACTGGATTGTCGGGAGCCGAAATCTCTGGCGCAACCGTCGCTAACACTGGCGATGTCCAAATCATAGGGGGCTATGACGCCCCTGACAATGACTTAACCGCGTCTAACGCTGTCTGGATTGTGAAGTTCAACGATCCGCAGACTAAGCCGGTAAGGACGGGTACATAATATGGGCGTTATTGCAACTGGTAATCATCCAAAAGCATTATGGCCTTTAAGTCTTTGATTTATAAGACATTTTAAGGGCCTCCACGTAGTAATATGTGGAGATAACTCATTTAACTGCTGGGAACTCTCTGGTATAATCAGAGACAATCAGCAGCCAAGTTTAGAAGAATGGCCAGTCTAATTTACAAGATTGAAAATCAAGTAAACGGCAAGGTGTATATCGGCCAAACGATGCAATCATTGCGTCAACGAAAGGCCGAACACCTCACTAGACTTAGAGCCAACAAGAGACAGCATAAGTTATATCAGGCATTGCGAAAATATGGAGAAGAGAGTTTCTTATTTTCGGAAATTGCTTACGTCTTGAATGATGAGGATTTAGACGCTGTGGAAATCGCAATGATCAAGCAGTACAACTCATTCGAGCGCGGATATAACTCTACTGCTGGTGGTGACTCATTATCGCAGGCAACAAAAGATTTGCTCTCTAAGATGTTTAAGGGGAGAAAGATGACTTGGGCAGACAAGTCTGTTGCAACAAGAAGAAAAAATAACAGCTTTTCCCAAAAGGGGCACGGCGGATATGGCAAGGACAACGCGAATTCCAAGTCATATATTGTAATGACACCAGAGGGCCTAGAGATAGAATTTAAGGGCCTTCGACAGTTTTGCCGAGATAACAATCTATCTCACAACTTACTCTTAACAACCCTTACGGGCGAACAGAGTCATCACAAAGGTTACATTCTTCTAAAAAGGTTCAACGACTAGTCCGAGAGGACGTAGGGCCAAGTGGTCCGAAATGGTGAGTATCCTACCCTCTGTAGGATAAAGATATAGTCTGGTCTGCATAGCGATATGCAGCGGCACAGAACTCAAGCCATCTGTGCGGGGCAAGATTAACGACCTTGTTTGAACATCACGGGAATTTACTCCTGGTTTGGTGCAAAATATAACGAGCATGAACCCCAATATCCGAAACTGTTTGAGATCAGGTCTTCTAGTAAGAACTATGAAGAGATGGTTCAACAGACTGGATTTGGGCTTGCTCCCGTAAAGCCTGAAGGATCAAGCACGGCGTATGACGCTCATCAGCAGGGTTACACGGCAAGAGGAATCAACGTGGCATATAGCTTAGGCTATGTCGTTACGCGTGAAGAACTTGCTGACAACCTTTATGAATCGGTGTCAATGCGCAGGGCTGGCTCTCTGGCTTTTTCCATGAATCAAACGCGCGAAAATGTTGGTGCTAACGTGTACAACCGCGTCATTAATGCCAGTTATACTGGTGGTGATGCTGTAGCACTTGGCTCGACCGCCCACCCCACGGTGAGTGGTAATCAGTCCAACATCCTTTCTACCGCGGCAGACCTGTCTGAAGCTTCACTCGAAGACCTGACAATTCAGATCATGGACGCACTGGATTTCAAGGGACTTAAAATCTCTCTTGGTATTGAGCGTCTTATCATCCCGACAGCATTGGTTTACGATGCTCAAAGGATTCTGAAGTCCAACCTTCGGTCTGGAACAGCAGACAACGACGCGAACGCACTCAAGCTATTGGGTGTTATCCCCGAGATTGTTGTAAACAACTATCTTACGGATTCTGACGCATGGTTCCTTAAAACGAACTGTGCCGATGGTTTGTGCTGGTTTGATCGTGAGGCCGTTCAGTTCACCAAGGACACGGACTTCGATACCGACAACGCCAAGGCTAAAGGATATATGCGTTTTGTCCCCTTCTGGGGAGATTGGAGAACCTTGTATTCCAGCTCGGGCGCGTGACCAATATAGGGGCCTTTCGGCCCCTATTTTAACTTACTGTTGGAGGGTAAATTAAATGTCAACAGGTTTTAAGGGGCCAATTGTATTTGGTCCTGAAACAAATCAAAAGAGATATCCATATCGTACTGGGTGCGGAATGTTCCCATCTGCGGAATGGTTTACGTTCTTCGATGACTTTCTTGGGGCTGAGGAATCAGACTCGTTAAGTCATGGTGGCTGGCTAACTATTACAGACACCGGTAAAACATTAGTTAATGGCGATACACATGCTGGTTCGGTCGTTATTAGTTCTGACGGGGCTTCTGAGGGTATAGGATTTTATCTGCCCAAGTGCATTCAACTTGCGAGCAAGAAGTTCTTCATGGAGGTTCGCGTTAAGACCGATGACGCGGACGATACTGATGTGCAGTTTGGTCTTTCGGACTTGTCTGCAACATCTGACCCGGAGGATCTTTGGGACACATCTAATGCTGATGGTATTGCTGCTGGCGTACTGGATGGCGATGCTACCGTAGTCCTTGTTTATGACAAGAACAATGGCGGCCCGGTCACAGAAACCGGAACAATCGACCTCGCAAATGACACATTTGCAACCCTTGCTATTGCATATGATGGCGGCGCAACTCCTGGCGATAGTTCTTTAAGGCTATATGTAAATGGTCAGGAAGCGGCTGCTGCCGCTACAGAAGCTCAGGTTCCGGAAGATGTGGTACTTGCTCCATTCTTTGCTGCAAGAACTGGTGGTGACGCCAACCACACCATTACATTTGACTACTTCAGATTCTCTGTAGAGAGATAACATATACCCTTGGCCCCGGGGTTATAGGGGCCTTTAGTTAGGATAGATATGTTAATTACGCCAGAATATCAACAGGCGTTACTGGACATACATGCGCGCGCCCAATGGGGAGATACTGCGGGCAAGTATGCCGGTGATTCCATAGTAGAGTTTTTGAAAGAACACCCGGAAATCAAGACCATACTGGATTATGGTTGTGGTGAGGGATCTCTTAGAGAGTGGGTTGTTGGTAAGGGCATTACAGACAGGGACTGGACCCTCTACGACCCCGGTATGTGGCAGTTCAAGAACAAGCCTGAAGGTAAGTT